GGACATCGAGGTCGTGGCTGGTGACCCTGCGAACCCGAAAAATACCATTTGGTGGTCTTCACAAATGCGCCGACTGCTGGGGTGCAACACGGTTGAAGAGTTCCCCAACACCCTGGAAAGCTGGACCTCGCGCCTGCATCCCGACGACAGCGCGCGGGCAATCGCAGCGTTTGTCGCCCACGTTGACGACCGCAGCGGCAAGACACCGTTTGATGTGGACTATCGACTCAAACATAAAAGTGGCGCTTACCGCTGGTTTCGCGGCCGGGGGCAAACGCGGCGCGCGCAGGACGGCTCACCGCAAAGAGTGGTGGGTGCCATCACCGATATCCATGCCCACCATGAAGAAAGCACGATGCGCGAGGCTCAGGCACAACAACATCGGGTGATGCAGGAAACCCTCAGCAAGTTGACGCAGATTGTCGCCACCATCCAGGGCATTGCCAGCCAAACCAACCTGTTGGCGTTGAACGCCGCCATTGAGGCGGCGCGCGCAGGCGAGGCCGGGCGCGGGTTTGCCGTGGTCGCTGATGAAGTGCGCAAGCTGGCCACTCGAACCAGCCAGGCCACACAGCAAGCGGCCGAAATGATGGACAGCTAGCACCCTGAAAATACGTGCACTGCGCGAGTGCACACAGAACACGTTCCAACAATAACAATCAGGTACGTTATGCGCGATTACGACTCAGCAGTGACATCTTTCGATTATCTACAACTGGCCGCTCAGGATTTGCACGGCGAGCTGGCTGCCTTGAACGCATGCATCGAATGCTGCGACCGGCACGCCTACGGTAATGCCGTGGCGTTGTATTGCGAAACGCGGGATGGCCACGCCACACACTACACCTTCAGCGAACTGCAGGCCCACGCTGCGCGCTTTGGCAACTTTCTGCGGGAGCAAGGGGTCAAGCCGGGAGACCGTGTAGCGGGCCTGATGCCGCGCACGGTTGAACTGTTGATTACCATTTTGGGTACCTGGCGCATCGGCGCGGTCTACCAACCGCTCTTCACTGCATTCGGCCCCAAGGCGATCGAACAGCGATTGGGCTGCTCCGAGGCACGCTGGATCGTGACCGATGCCCATAATCGCCCCAAGCTGGACGAGGTCACTGGCTGCCCCGCCATCATCGTGGCCGGCGCTGATCTACAGAACCCGGGTGATTACGACTTCTGGACCGCCCTGGATCGTCAACAGGCGGATTGCGCGCCTGAATTGCTGGACGCCGGTGCGCCGTTCCTGCTGATGTGCACGTCGGGCACCACAGGGCCGGCCAAACCGCTGGAGGTACCGTTGAGCGCCATTCTGGCCTTCAAGGGCTATATGCGTGATTCGATTGACCTGCGAGAGGACGACCATTTCTGGAATCTCGCCGATCCCGGCTGGGCCTATGGTTTGTATTACGCGGTCACCGGCCCGCTGGCGTGTGGCCGTGCCACGCTGTTCTATGACGGCCCTTTCGCGGTGGACAGTACCTGCCGGATCATTGCCAAGTATGCGATCAGCAACCTGGCCGGCTCGCCCACGGCCTACCGCCTGCTGATCGCAGCGGGAGCCGTGTTCGCCGACGCCGTGCGTGGCCACCTGCGTGTCGTCAGCAGCGCCGGCGAACCGCTCAACCCGCAAGTCATCCGTTGGTTTGCCGAAGAACTCGACGTGACCATCCACGACCACTACGGCCAGACTGAAATCGGCATGGTGCTGTGTAATCACCACGGCTTGCGCCACTCGGTACGTGAGGGCTCAGCCGGTTACGCGGTCCCCGGGTACCGAATTGTCGTGCTGGATGACGCGCATCGGGAATTGCCGACTGGCCGGCCAGGCGTGCTGGCGGTGGATCGCGAGCGCTCGCCCCTGTGCTGGTTCGACGGCTACTTCGGTATGCCCACCAAGGCCTTTGTCGACCGTTATTACTTGAGCGGCGATATCGTGGAACTGAATGACGACGGCAGTATCAGCTTCGTCGGCCGTAACGACGACGTGATCACCACGTCCGGTTATCGCGTTGGGCCTTTCGATGTGGAAAGTGCGCTGATCGAACACCCGGCGGTGGTTGAAACCGCCGTAATCGGCAAACCCGACCCCCAACGCACCGAGCTGATCAAGGCGTTTGTCGTACTCAGCAGTCAGTACCTGCCAAGCGCCGAGTTGGCTGAAGTCCTGCGCCTGCATGTCCGACAGCGCCTGGCCGCACATGCATACCCACGGGAAATCGAGTTCGTCGAACAACTGCCCAAGACACCGAGTGGCAAACTGCAGCGGTTCATTCTGCGCAACCAGGAAATAGCAAAGCAGCAGGCGCTCGACACATGACCCAAGGCCGGGGCCATCGGGAGTGGCTACGTATGTGCAGCACAGGGTGTGTATTGTGCTGAGCCGCTCGGAATTCCAGCGCAAAGCCCTGGAGTTGCTCCAGGAGCGTAGTTTCAGCCAGGCCGGCATCCGTGAATTGGCGGCGGATGTCGGCATAACTCCGGGGGCGATTTATCACCATGTAGAAAGCAAAGAGGCACTGCTGTTCGAGTGGCTGACGGAGCTGTATCAGACGTTGTTGTCACACGTTGAACTGATCAAAAAGCGAAGATTAACGCCCGCGCAACGTCTGACAAAACTGATTGAAGGCCACCTTCGATTGCATAAACACATGGCTGGGCAGTTTAAGATGGCAGTCATGGACACCCGCTGTCTGAACGCGCCGATGGAAGAAAGTGTACGGTGATTGAGGCAGGCTTATGAGTCAGAAATGCTGAGCCTGGTCGGGCAGCTATGTCAGCAACCGGGTGGCCCCTGCGCGAAGGTGCACTGCTGGCAATATTGCCCATGCTCAACAGCCTGCCTGCATGGCTGAACCCCACGATGGAGAAAGCTTACCGCCGGGTCGTTGCCCAGGCCATCGTCAACGCTGTCGTCCAGGCGATAAAGGCTTTGCCTTGAGTCAGGTACTTAATGCGCCTGGATAAAGCCCGGTAATCAGGCCCATCCCTGTTGCAAGGCCCCTAGATATTCAGGAGTTCGGCCACCGGAAACGATGCGCGGCCTTCATTTCCCGCAGCGACAGGTTCGAGCGGATACTCAATACGCCCGGGAGCTTTCTCAGCACCTTTTCAACGAATCTGCCGTAGCTGTCCAAATCTCTGGCGGCGACTTGAAGTAAAAAATCCGCCTCGCCCGTTGTATTGTGACAGCTGAGTGCCTAGGCGCCGGCGCTATGATTTTTTCAAACTTTTCCGTGGTTTCTTCACTGTGATCAATACAGGAAACCTGAACAAACGCCATCGCACCCAGGCCCACCTTTCTACGATTCAGGATGGCTTGATACCCCCTCAATCACCCCGCATTCCTCAAGGCGCTTTTGTTGGCGCCAACAGGAGTCTTCGCTGAGGAAAAGTTGCTCCGCCAATTTGACATTCGACAGTCTCCCATCTCGCTGCAGGCGCTCTGATACTGCGATGCCCACCTTATCCAAACGCTTCGAGCATAGGTTGGAGATGTCTATGATGCCGGGAGCAGTCCAAATGAGCTTGCAAGGTGTCTAGAGAGTCCGGGGGGGCGAACCGCTCATCATTCTTCTGACTGAACTCTAGATTGACCATGAATCCGCCTTTCACCTACTAGATTTTCTTCTGAGTTTTGCGCCAGTTTTGCGCAGACACAAAAAAGCCGATCTAGCTGATCGGCTTAAGTGTCTGATTTTACTCAGGAATAATGGTCGGGACGGAGTGATTCGAACACTCGACCCCTAGCACCCCATGCAAGCGGACACCTCTACAACCCGCTATATACAAGGCTTCGCGCCAGGCGCTCGCTGCAACGACGCTTAACAGTGCGCTACCACGTTTTACAAAGTCACTCGAAAAGTCACTGAGCCCTTTTTGGGCTTTCTCTCGGCGTCCTGCCGACCGAACACAATCCAAAATCTCTAAAGATCGTCGGCACGAATCGCATTTTTAATGCCAAAATTACTGTATATGCATACATGCATTTACTGCTAATATTTCTTTGCTTGTCACAGAAGGGCAGTTCTGTGGTGGGTATCGGGCGCCTTTAGGGGCGCCCTTTTTGCTTCTACTGCAGAACCTCCTGGCCCGCTCGATAAGCATAAGTTGGCGAACCGCTGACGTTAACGGTTCGCAGCCGCGCGTAGTAGCCAGCGGGTACATATCCAGAAAGCTGAGCCGTCTGAGGCTGAACTCCCTGGATTGCAATGGCCAGGGTGTAGGTCTGACCAGTGCCGATAACGCCAACTGTCTGCACCCCTGTCGTGAATGCGGCGTCGGTGGCGATCTCCAAGATCACATCGCAACTCTGGCCGCCGGCGATGCTTGCGGTGATGGTGCATTGCACGCTGTAGTTCACCAGGGCGTCTCGGGTTGAGCTGACCTGGAATATCGTATTTAGAGCTCGTGTCGCAGATGACTGGACCCTAGTAGTGCCAGCAGTCACACGCCCTTGCGCATCCGTGGAGACGCCCGAATAAGTCCCGGCCGCTCCAACGCTAGGCATGCTGATAGTGCCAGAGGTCGTAATTACACCTCCAGAAAGTCCTGTGCCGGCTGTGACGCTCGTTACTGTTCCAGCGCCAGGCGCGTAGTTGGGAACATTCAGAACTCCTGTTGAACTGTTATATGTGGCCGCCCCGCTGGTTCCAGTGGTTGTCAGCGAGATGGACGATCGAGCCCCGGTCTGGGTTATGAACGACGAAGGGTTCGAGGCGCTGTAAGGCGTAAAGCCCAAGGCAGACGTGACCTGACCACTTGTAATGCCAGTCAGAAACCCAGAAGGGTTGCCAGTGCGTGGATATGCATCAGTGATCCCGTAGCCGGCTAGCGTGGTTGGCTTATTCAGCACCTCGCTGACTCCGCTTGCTGCCGACCAGTCACTGTTTATCTGAGCTGCAGGGATGCTTGGCAATCCAGAAAGATCCGCGTAAGCACCGGAGGTCGCCACAGAGGACAAGATTGGCTTATTCAGGATTTCTTCAGGGCCAGAGACGGCGAGCCAGTCTGAATTTACCTGGGCTCCAATGGATGGTTTATTGATCAGATCGTTGTAGTCACCACTGGTGGCCACTGCCGAGAAGTTCGGCTTATTCTGAACATAGGTCCAATCCGGGAAGCATACGAGCTGGTCATACAAAATCCCCATGCCCGGGCCCAGCTGCCATGTGACTGGAATGTTGGTGAACTCGCTTACACCAACAACACTGTTGACTCCAAGCGCAGGGATTGGGACTACACGTTCAAAAATTGCAGTCCCGGCAATATTTTGCTGTCTGATCAGCAAGTCAAAGGGCGCCCCAAAACATGCCGGAGCCACAAGGATAAGGGAGAAGATTATTCGCTTCATGGGGAAGTGCTCCTACGCTAGTGATTTGCATAGGAGCAGCTATGCATTTATATGATAGCGCGCACGGCCGTTTATGCGCGCCTTTTAATCATGCAGGTTCTTTCGGCCATTCGATTAAGGATGGGTATCCCTCTTGACGGTCGACCCTATCTACAGACACACGATACTCCTTCCAAAGCTTCAGAAGATTGACATCCTCCTGCGTTGATGAGCCAAGGTCTACAGCATCTTGTAGAGGCGCTACCCGAAGAGCTGCCTGTGCAAGAAGCTGATCCTTTCGAGCCTCTACACGACGCTTTTCATCTTCGGGAGTAATAGCGTTTGCTGCGTTTTGAATCTCCTTTGATAAAGATTGCGCCTCTTCCTCCCCGATCATTTCACAGCCTGGCGGAAGCAAATATTCGAACTCTTCAGAGTCAAGCCAGTGAAGTGCCCGTTCTGGACTTTTATAATGTGGCATTTGGTATCCCCTTATCGCAGCTCGGACCAGTTACTGATCGGTTGGGCGCCCGAAATAGTTGCAACATAGGTCCCGCCAGGCGGAACAACTGCTGCGGCGCTTTGGTTTGTTTGCTGAGAGCTACCATTGCCGACAATGGCCACTGTCACACCATTAACTGCGAGAGTTACCGATCCGTTTGTACCGGCGCCACTTTGCACGACAGCGATGTAGATCGGTTTACCGGTGGTGTTGGTATAGGTAGTCCCGGATACACGGCTTCCGGTAACGCTTTGCCAGGTCTGCCCATAGCCGAGACTTGCCATGGCGGCCAAGGCTTGACCGCCAGAACCCTGCACGGTAGTGGGCGCCGTGGACCACACGCCAGCAGTGGCTTGAGTCGCATCCAGGAAGCCAACAACTCGGAACGGCACGCTGGACCGAGAAATTGTCGAGTACACAACGTTCGCCGCGGTAGATGCAGCGCTGATTGCCACGGTGCTGATCAACGTGGTTTCGTCCAGGTTTACGCCGCCGGCCAAGTTAACAAGGGCAAGCTCTACGTTCACCGGACCATAAATAGCCAAGATCACAATACGGGCCGCCGTAGCATTCGTGGTACCGAGCGTGGCACCGCTTGGAGCGACAACAGAAATGGTCGAGGACACATTACGGGTGTTGACGGCACCGCTGCTTAACGTTGTAGCTCTGAAGTCGATAGTGCATGGCGCAAGAGAAGCAGTAAGCGCGCTCACTGCAACCGAGGCGGTCACTGTTCGAATCTGCGGCGCCACACCAGAAGCCTTTTTCTGGATCTCCAGCCATCCATTCGCTGCATCGTAGATCAGGTATACGCGCCCCGAAATCTCGCCGGAAAGTGGGTCAACCCCTCCTGGATATTTCAGGTTTTTTACACCAAGACCCTGGAAGTTGGCAGTAGCAGGGCCAGTATTTGGGTGGGTTGTAACAAAGCCAAATTGAACTCCGTCCATATAGGACGTTGGAACATTGGTGTTCGTTTTAGGAACAAGGACATATGCGTCAGCCGCTGAACCCGCGTCCTCGTTGTAGTAAAAGGTGCCATTACTCACCTGATTTTGAGTCGCTTGCGGGTAGCCTCCAGGCGTAATTCCATCTTGGACCACGACCGTGTGCTTATCGGTGTCTACGACGATCTCGCCCTGGGCGCCTGTGAACAACAGACACTCAGCGGTAGTGCCTCTGCGGAGCTGGTATTGAGTAGCCATTATGTCAAACCTCCTAAGTCTACAGTTCCGCTTCCTGCTGCGAGATCGAAGCGCTCAGCCGGGATGTTTTCGATATTGAAAGGGGATACAGAGATGCCCCCAAAGTCAGAAGAAACAGGATGCAGCGCAAAGTAGGCTGTCCCAGTCGTGTTGGGGTCGAATAGATTGCTGTTGATGAACCGGTTGGTGAGATTGATGCTTAATGGAACAAGCTGCGTCCTAACGATCGTGGTTGGCCTGATACCGGCGATCAGCGATGGCGCGTAATAGACTTGAGCGCCCATGTTGTCCAAAACCTTAATGCAGTACTCGCCACTAACTTGTAGCTGAACTGGAGATCCATTAAGCATTGGAACGCCGCCTGCCCCAGTTTTGATCGGCTGGGCAATAGGAACGGAAGAACCATTCTCTTGGAATGCCAAAACCTGCAGCCGATTAGAGGCAATTTGTGGATCCGTATCCGGACGACCAACATAGATCGACCCATTGAAAACGGGTCTCCCTCTTGTAGGGTCCGGGTAATAGTCGTACGGTTGCCGTACTTCGTTCTCGTCTGCCATCGCGGCTCACCATTTTGATTTGGTTTGAGGTGAATTAATGTCCCTAATAACCGGCGTCCTTGTATTTATTGCATTTGTCCTTCTTCAGGATCTTGAGCGCGCGCAGATTGAACGCCGGCGTTCAAATCGCGAGCGAGCCGCAGAGCAAGATCTCGACTTGCAGTAGAGCGAGGGGCATTCCCAATTCGGATAAGGGCGTTTCGTACCGCTGCGCTTTCATAGGCTCTGGCAGCCCCGCCAATGCCGCCGCCCGCCGCTATCATTCCTCCAAGACTCCCGATCACCGACCCAAGGGTTGCGGCCAAAACTGTTACAGATGACTCCTGGCCAGTGTTTGTGAGCCCGGTCTGGCCAGCTCTGCGAGTGGCGCGCAGCACTTGCTCAAGCCCTCTCAGCTGGGCGCGCTCTTGTCCTCTGAACACGATCCCTGATTGAGCTTGCAGTTTTCGCATATTGTTTGCGAAGCGGTCCGGCGAAATATCATCGAGGCCGCCAGATTCTCGGATCGCTTTCTGAATGAGTGTTGCCCTGGCAGCTTCTCGCCCACTGGTATCAAGGTTGTTATAGAGCTGTCTAACCTCGCTTGCCTTTCTGCTAAACAGCAAATTCTCAGCCACCTCAGGGGTCAAGTCCCCCTTATCGAGAACGCTTTTAAGTCGCGTGTTTTGTAGAAGGTCAGATTCACGCGCCCAAATAGCATTTGCCTGGTTCAGCCTATTAGCGTCTCTGGGCGACATGTTTGCCCTAGCAAACTCGCGCATATCCTCCGTCATTGACGAGCGGACGCTGGTCAACAAAGACTTGGCTCGCGTTGACATCTGGCTTCTTAGTGGGCTGTCGAATGCGTCAATTATTTCCTTAAGCGCCGTCCTGTTCTCTCTCAATGACCCATAGTTTTGGGGGGCCTCCGCAAGGGTGTTGGCGAACTGACGAAGCTCAGCAACAGCCTCGGGGCTACCTACGACGCCCGGCCGCTCAAGCTCACGGATTGCGTTCTGGATAGATTGCTCAGTGCGGGCATAAGGGGCATCGCCGATAGAATTCAGTTGCGCCTCGTAAGCCTGAAGGCGATCACCTGCCGCACGACGAATTTCTCCAGTCCTAGATCTAAGGCTGTCAATTATCTGATTTGGCGATGGCGTCGGATAGCGATCGCCAAGTTGCCGAATTGCTGCTGCTCTGGCTTCCTGCTGAGTGGCGCGCATACCCCCGGTACCGGCGAATGGAATCCGTTCGCCGGTACGCTGGGCAAGTTGCCCGATCGGAGTCCTAGGCGGCGCAATATCGCTGGTCATCAACGGGATGTTGTTGGCGTTCGCAGCCTGGACGATTGGGGCGGCGCCACCCGCCTCCCCGCGGATAGCCGCGACACCACGTCGAGCAAGATCTGCACCAGCCCCAACCGCCCCTGCAATCGCCGGAACAGCTGCGCCAGTTGCTCCAGCCAGGGCGATATCACCTGTGTTGAACTCACCCCCAGCAGCTTGCTGGCCACCTTCAATCGCGGCCTGAGTTAGCGCAGAGGTAGCGCCCAGGGTTGCAGCCTGGCGGGCAATACCGCCCCCTACCAAAGCAGCAGCGCGTCCAGTCGGCGCAAATGCAGCGCCAAGTGCACCGCCTTGCAGAGCATCAAGTCCAGAGACGCCTGGCTTATTGATAACCGCCCGGGCACCGGTGGCATTGTTCGCTGCGATCAGGTTCCCCTTCTCGTCCTGCTGGATGCCAATATCTGGTGACAGCGACGTGAGCGTCTGCGCAATCTCCTTGGGGTCAGTCATGGTGATCAGGGCGGCAGTGATAGCTGCTCGCTTGGCCGGCGGGATATCAAGACCAGCAAGCAACCCAGAATTCTGCAGCTCTGGGAGTTCTTGGGTCGCGCGGGTTTGCCTATCACTGCCGGTGATCATGGTCCCGAGCTTATCCAGAACACCAGGTTCCTCAGCCGGCGCTGGCTGGCCAGTTGGGTATTGGTCCATCGCCGCCATGGCCCGGGCGGCTCTAGGGTCTGGATCTTCAGCAGGAGGCAACGCCGCACCTTGCTGAGACTGAGCCTCCTGCGCCTGAGATTTTGGCTGCTGACCATAAAGCTTCTTGGCCTGCTCAATGACCTGCTCTTGGCTCGCGCCGGCTGGACCTTCCAGGGTGATGATCTGGCCGTCTGGCGCTTCAACTTTGTAGGTTTGAGTGGCCATTAGGGAACGATCCTCCAGCCACCGGCTGCTGGGGCTTGGGGCGCTGCTGGTTGTGGTGCAGCTGCTGGCTTGCGTGGCTGCTGGGTTCCAGCCTTGCCTTGCTCTTTCCAGGCCTGAAGCATGCCGCGCTCGCTGCCGGTATCGGAAATATAGTCAGCCTTGAAGTTATGGAAGTCGGCATTGATCTGCGCCAGCTTGGCCTGACCTCGTAGATAGCTTGCCAGCAACTTCTTATTGGCGTTGTCGGATGGGATCGGGCCAAGCGCTAGCGCCACATCAGCATCAGAGGCAGAGCCTGGTGGAAGGTTGGCCGATGCCTGCGAGGCACGCGCTTGGGCAAACTCTTTGCGCAGCTCGGTAACAGAGTCTTGGTTGCCGGTGATTTCCTTGACCTTTTCAGCCCAAGATCCGCCCAATAAGCCGCCGCGCAGATCCGATTTCTCAATGTCATTTGCGAGGTTGTTGTATTTGCCGATGCTGTTTTCTGCGGCGACAGCGGAGTCGATCGTTTTGGCTAGGCGCGTCTGCACGCCCGGCGCCAACTCGCGCCCTTCCTTGCTGACAAAGCCAGATGCCTGCCCAAAGGCCTTGGCGGCCTCGGGATCGGTCTTGGCAAGCTCTTGATACTGCTCGAAGTCCTTCTGGTGTGCTGTCCTCTTATCGCTGGCACTAGAGCCAGCAGTAGCGGCGGCGCGGGCATAGGCGCGCTGGTTACGGCCCGCTTCTGCGCGATCAAAGCGCTGGTCCTCGCGTTCCATTTTCATCTGCTCAAGCTGGGCTTTCTGCTCAGCCCTGTGCTTGTCGGCCACAACCGAATATCCCTTCGGGTCGCCTGCAGCCCAATCAAGCTCGATTCCCTGCAACGCACGGTTAGGGTCTTGCTGATAGGCCTGGTAGGCCCGGGCCGTGTGAGCCGGGTCGCGCCCCTGGTCCTGCAGTGTTTGGATGCGGTTTTGAAAGATGGCTTCACGCTGATCAGGGGAAGCCATCAGAAGATCCCGAGCGAACCCGGCAGCCTCCTTCACCTTTCGCTCATCGTTCAGGCCGACGACCTGGTGCAGGTTCTGTGCGATCTCTGGATATTGGAGCGAGACCTTGGCCATCGCGTCTGGATCGCCGCTCTGATAAGCCTGCTGGGCGGCGGAAGATGCTTCTTGCTGACGCTGCTTCTGCTCGTCCTCTGCCCTCTGCCGGCGCTCCTGCTCAGCCGCAACCACTCGCCCCTGGCGAATGTTGGCCAGGGTTCCGCTGAGGCCAGAAAGCCCCGAGCTGAAGTCGTTGCCTGGATCGACGTAGAACGGATTGGTAGCCATAATTTAGTCCCAGAGCCCTGTCCAGCCGCCGATGTCGCGAGCCGCGAGACCGCCAGTCAATTCGCTTTTGATGAGGCCGCCGACGGAGGTCAACGACTTACGGTTACCGTGCTGCCACTGATAGCTCTCGTTTCCGAGGCCGGCGCCGATGATCGCGCCGATTGGGCCGCCGACAGAGAAGCCGCCCGCCGCACCCTGCCCGGCTGCCGCCGCCGACCCCATGAAGCTACCGCGGTCACGCCCTTCGACGCCCTGAGGGGTCTGCATGCCCTGGGTAATGCCATATGCATCTTTGGCCATGTTCAGGCCGCCGAACGCCGAGCCAATAGTGCTTCCAAGTCCCGAGCCTGCCGCACCTGCCGAACCAGCCTCAGTACCTCCCGCTACAGCAGACTGGCCAGCACCTGCGCCCCCTGCATATGTTGAGTTACCAAGCTCTCCGGCTTGTAGGGACTGGC